TTTCGGATAGTCATACTTAAATCCAATACTATCTAACCCATACTTATTAGGCTTTTCAACATACATATACCTCACCTTATCACCCGATCCTAGATCTTCATATCTATTACCGGTACCAAGTTTATCTAATAGTAAGTTATAAAAGTAAGACGACTTAACATGTATAGGCATTCCTTTAACAGTATTAAACTCATTACAAGCTACTGCATACTTTTCATACCCCTTAACTCCCATAACAAAAGCTAATTCTTCCGGAGTAAGCTTCTTAAAGATATCATAAGTTTCATTTAACACCTTATTAGTCTCAGTTAAAGATTGAGTACTAAGCATAGTTTCAATAATTTTCTTAGCATACGGTTTAATAGCATTAGGCATAGTAGTACGTACTACTTCAACACCAGTATACTTAAATTTATTTTCTTTAATACCCTCGTCATCTAAGATATGCATTACGTATCGTTTCTTCTGCAAGAATACTCCTACATCAGCAATACATTCTCGTTTAAATACAAATCGACTATCTTGAGATAACAAAGATTTCTTAGCCCATTCTTGTACTCCGTTATTAAGATAGTCTTCAATCTCCTGAATTTTATCATGAGTATCTTGATGCACATCATTACCATCTAAAAACTTTAACCCTTTATTAACAAGAGGAGTAATCGATACATAAGACGAATCAGTATCGTTATACACAATACAACCTTCTAACTCTCTATCAGAAATATCAGATATCTCGTTTTTAATAAACTTCTTGATAAGTTCATTCGAGTACTTGATAACAGCTTGACCAGTTAACGTTACAGACGAAGCAATATCATCATCACCAATAGGCGCATTTTTATTACCCATATACCCATAACAAGAGTTAATAAGAATCTTAATAACCATCTGCGAAGTATTAAGTCGTTCAACTTCGTACTTAGCCTCGATGTATTCAGGAGTATCTTTCTTAAGTTTCTTAAGCTTAGTTTTAGCTTTAAAGAGTTCTTTCTTAATAACAACACGCTGATTGTAATAGTATTCCAAGAACTCAGGTATAATACCTTTCTTCTTCTGCGTAAATAAGAACCCAGCTTTAGATAAAGCACATTGCTCGTCTTTTAGAAACTTAGCGAAGGCAGGTCTATCAAGTTCAAACAATTTACCACTTACATGCTGTATAACTACTTTTTTATCAGTAGTATTTTCTACTTTACCTATCTTAGTTTCAGGCGAAGTATTAAGCGATATCATCACATTAGGATATAGAGAGTTAGCATCAAAAGATACAACATGATTCTTAAATCCATTCTTAGGTTCAGCAACATACGCACCAGGATTCTTACCAGTATCAGCATTACGTAAAAACGTTGCAATAACTTCACCTCGTTTTCTAGCCTTAATACATAAAGCACCATTAATAACTCCAATAGTACCCATAGCGCCTTCAAGCGTAGTTAAACCTACATAAGATAACTTACGTAACAAAGGAACGTATTGCAGTTTCTCTTCTAATCGTACAAGCAAATTAACGTCTTGAATATTATAGTCAATAAAGGTATCCCAATCTTCATCAGATAGAGTAGCCAGATTAGTATCGCCGTAGTCAATCTTTCGCTGACCTAGTTCTACTTCACCAATAGCATCAAGCTTATACGACTCCCTCAACTTTAAACAAAAACGTTTATAAACATCAAGATAATCTAAACAAGCTACACCATCAATATAGTAACGTTTTTGATCTTGACCAAACTTACCCTTAATAGCCCTAAAATGAACTCTACCAAGAGGTGAAAGTCTATTAACGTAATCTTGACCTAAGATACGTTCAATACGATTGATAATATAAGGTATATCAAAGAACTCAGAGTTCCAACCACTTAAGATATCCGGATAATCGTTTTCAAGGTACTCAATAAACCGAATAAACATTTGACGTTCATCCCTACAATGAACATAATTTAAGTTATCTACCCCCTTACCATTATAAGGTTTAATACCAAACGTATGAAACTTTTTAGTAAAGTTATCATAGCAGGTTATTACGTTTACTACATGAGTAGGATTTTCAGGATCAGGAAATGTATCCGGAGAGTAGGTCTCGATATCTAATAAACACGTTTTAAGAGGCTGACTACTAAATTCATCTGCTTCATTCTGCTCCCAATATAAGTCTAATAGAAACTGCTGAGCAGGAGGCATATTTTCAAATACCCTCTTAACATTAGACTCTCTTACAAAGCGTGATCTATCGTAACTAGTATTAAATTTACGTTTGCGAACAGACGTACCATAAATCGAAGTCTTTTCACCTGCGGGATTCTCAATATACAAATAAGGTTCAAAAGAGCATTCATGCATTACTCTTTTACCATCTGTATCCCAAGTAAAAAGATTAACGCTACGATTACGACCGTTATAAACTACATTACGATAAGACATCTACCTTATTATAATAAGATAGTTCCTAATTCCACTTCTTAAGGTACTTTCTTTCCGGGCTACCAAATGGTGTATTGAGAGCTTCAAGGTGACAACCTATATTTTCATCATGCTCAAGAATTCTACTCTCACCTATTCTTCGAAGTTTAGTAATATTTTGCATATACTTATTTCTCTTTCTTAAGGTACGCTCTATCTTATCTTCTAATTCTCTTATACTACTAAATCGCAAGCTCTCAGGAGCAGAACTATAGGTTTCTATTCCTTGACATAAACAAGGTATACCTAAAATACATGATTCGATAAATTTAATGTCAGATTTAGATTTATTGAAATCATTAGGTAACAAAGGAGCAATCATCATTTGAGCATCTAAGTTAGCAATAAAATTAGGGTAGTTAAGTAGATTTTGCCAGGGATAAAATTCAATTTTTCTGCTTTGTACTAAGTCAGATAATTGCGGGGGAAAAGCTCCAACAAATACCCACTGATATTTATTAACAGTCTTACGTATAAAGTCTCTTACCTTATACATATCATCCACCCCGTTTGTCTTATTATCAACATCATAATGAGCCCCGGAACCCGTATATAATATTCGAGGTTTCTTCTTGTTATAATCATAAGCTCTTTCAATCTTTCGTCGATTAAAAGAATTTCCCATCCAAAAGTTAGGTACAAAGTTTGGTATAGTCGTAATATTTTTTTGACCTGTTTTTTCAATATAAAGTTTTTTCATAAAGTCGCAAGTTACAGTAACTTCATCGACCATGTTAATTATATCAATACAGTTTTGACGTATTTCGTTATTATCGAAAGCAAACTTAAACTTATTGTAATCAGGTATACATTCGCTAAATACGACATCATCTACTTCATACATTATTTTAAAGTCATACTGCTTCTGTACTTCTTTCAAAAACTTAATAAATTCTTTTTGAGCATTTGAAGCTTGTCTTTGCACTTTTACGACTTTAACATTTTGGTACCAGGTAGGTGTCGTAACCATAGCAGTAGTGGATTGTGACATACCATCACCACGAGCATTAATAATAGCTTCTGGCCATAAAATTCTCCAATGACCACATCCAGAATAATCAGCTAAATAATTTACATAACGAGGTAATGTAGCCTCTCTTGGCTGTAAGTTTTGCTCTTCTTTCCTCTCCAAAGGGTTTTTTGTTTGATGATTTACAGCAAATGGTGATGCTATAGGAGAAGCGAAAGGAGATGGACCTGTAATCATACTATATATAGTTTAGAGTTCTTTGTAATCTAGTCGCTTAGTAATACCATTCTCTTTTTCAAGATAAATTACATCACCTGTAACTGCTTTAATAGATTCTTTTCTATGGGAAATAACAATTGAACATTCATCAAGTTCTTCCACCCTATCTTGAAGTATATGAGTTATTAGTTCGATACCCTTCTCATCAAAAGATGAATCAAACAACTCATCATATATAGCTATATTATATTGTACACCTCCTTGTAGTCTTCTTATATCAGAAAAGGTAAACAAACATGCTAAGTCGATCGATTTACGTTCAGCTCCAGAAAAGTTAAAATATGAACATACTTTATTCTTTTCATTAAGAATCTCTTCTTCAAAATATTCATTGAAGATACAAATAGAGTTAGAATCAAGTCTTCTAAGGTAATGTAATAATTTACTATTAAGCAATTCTAGAAGCTTATTAACAATATACGATTTAACCCCTTCTTCTGATACTACATACTTTACGATATCTAACTTAGCTAATTCATCTCTATATTCTTTAACCTTCTTAGCTAATTTATCTACACGTTTTTTAGTATCAACAATTAATGAATCAAAATCTGTATCAGTAGATTCAATAGCTTCAAGATCACTTTCAAGTTCGACTTGCCACTTATCTAGTTGTTTAATTCGTTCTTCAATATTAGCTTTATTTTGCTCTTGAAGTTTAGCTTCAGATATTTTATTACGACATTCGTTAATAGCTTTTAAAAATTTATTTTTTCTAACTTTTAATTCCTTTAGCCCATCAGAATAGTACTTAATATCATCTATTGCTTCATGAATTGCATTTTTAAGCTTTTCTTTTTCTTCAGCTATTAATTCTGCATCATGCTCTTCCATAGGTCGAAGACATACTGGGCATTTTTCCTCTTCAGTACCCATTTTCTTATATCTTTCTTTCCTTGAAGCAGCTAAAGCTTTATTACGAGCAACTGCTTCTAGATTACTTTCAATCCTTATATCTTGATCTAAAACCCCTTCTTCTAATGCAGATATTTGTCTTTCTACTTTCGAAATATTAATCTGCTGTACTTTTTCAAGCTCACAATTAAGCCTTTCTGCTTCTTGAGTATTGTCCTGCTGTCTACCTAGATACTTTGCTTTCTTTTCTTTTCTAGTTTGAAGTATTTTTTGCTTTTGTTCTTCGTAATTTTTATAAGACTTATCTACTTCTTCTAACTTAGTTAACCTCGTATCATGCTCCCGGGATATCTCATTATAATCTTGCCTTAGAGTAGCGAGCATAGTACTAAATACCTCCATACCAAAAATATCTTCGATAAACTTACGTTTTTCAATTTTATTTTTAGCCATAAACGGAACAGCATTATTAACAGTCATAATAACACAGTTTTGAAATATAGAAGGGGAAGCACTTAATACATTATTAATATATGTAGTAGTATTTTTTATACTATCACGAGTCTTATCAACTCCATCTTTAAAAATAAGTACCTTGGAAGGAGAAAGAGTACGAATAATCTTAAAATTATTTTTACCCTTAGGTGAATCTACTTCAAAATCTAATTCAATATGTGTCTTACCATTAGTTAAGTTATTAGGTATAAGATCTTTCTTGAGTTCACGTAAAGTCTCGCCAAAAATAGCAAAATACAGCGCATCAGCTATAGTACTCTTACCAATAGCATTTCTTCTATCAGGCTTATCTTTATTTTTACCAGTAATAACATGAAGTCCTTTACTAAACTCTATAGTTACAGGATCTTCACCTACAGATAAAAAATTTACAATACTAAGCTTTTTAAAGTCTACTCTTTTCATACAATCCTAGAGTGTATCCTATTATCTCTTTTTTATTCTTGATATCAAGTAAATTCACAAACTCTTCAATAGCTTGAGGTATATCAATACCAGACAAATCTTCTTTATCAGCACTATCATCCATTAATCTATTAAAATTAATATCGTAATCTACTGTCAATACTTCCGGTTTAAGTAAAGTTAGCTTCTTGATAAGAATATCCATATCAGCTTGCGATATATTCATATCAACCTTCAATTTCGTAATATTACCAGCAAAATCATCTATTACTTTCTTAGTAATAGTCTCTTCTTTTACTAATTCACTTAATGAAATTTTC